AAGACCTGGAGGTTTACTTGCATAATGGCTACTTTTCCTTCAATAACTCCTACTTACGGAGTACAAAAAAGATCCGCACCAAATACTAGAACTGTTCGTTTTGCTGATGGCTATGAACACAGGATTCTTTTGGGCCTCGCACAAAATCAAAATCCTAAAGTTTATAATCTTACTTTTGAAGTATCAGAGACAGATGCAGATACTATAGAAACATTTTTAGACGCAAGAGCAAATGATAGTGCCAGCTTTACTTTTACTCCTCCAGGAGAATCTAGTGCCTCACAATATGTATGTGAAACATGGAATAAATCTATTCCTTATTTAAATAGAGCAAGAGTACAAACAACATTTAGAGAGGTGTTTGAACCATGAGCAGTTCTGCTATTGTCAGCAACCTTCAAAGTATTAATCCATCAGCAATAATTGAATTATTTACTTTACAACTTGATACTAGCTTGCATGGTGCTAGTACTATTTATAGGTTTCATTCTGGCAGTAGTCTTCAAAATAACGGAGAAATAATTTGGGCTGGTAATTCTTATCTAAGATTTCCGATAACAGCCGAAGGTTTTGCTTTTAGAAAAGGACAGTTACCAAGACCTAAATTAATTGTAAGTAATGCTTTAGGAACAATTACATCTATTTTGTTAACTATAAACAACACAACAACAGGTAATGATTTAACAGGAGCAACAGTTACAAGAATAAGAACACTAGCAAAATTTCTAGATGCTGTTAATTTTCCTGGAGGTACAAACCCCCTTGGAACGCCAGATCCAAATGCAGAATTTCCAAAAGAAGTATATAAGATTGACAGAAAAGCTAGTGAAAACAGAGATATTGTTGAATTTGAACTAGCTGCTCCTACAGATTTGGCCGGTATTCGTATTCCCGGTAGACAATGCACTAGAAAAGACTTTCCATCTATTGGCACGTTTAACTAATGTTTTGGAAAGAAGAAGCACTTAATCATGCTAAAAGTGAAGATCCAAAAGAATCTTGTGGATTATTGCTTAACATAAAAGGTAAAGAAAAATATTATCCATGTCGTAATTTATCTATGACATCGCATCAGTGTTTTATAATAGACCCAGAAGATTATGTGAAGGCTAGTAATACAGGCGAAATTATTGCTGTGGTTCATAGTCATCCAATTACACCTGCTATTGCTAGTCAAGCAGATAAAATTAGTTGTGAACAAGGTAATTTACCTTGGCATATTGTTAATCCTAAAGTAGAAAAGTGGGGATATTATAAACCTTGTGGATATAAACCACCTTTACTTGGTAGACCTTGGGTTTGGGGTGTTACTGATTGTTGGAGTTTAGTAAGAGATTGGTATAAAGAAAAGAAAGAAATACAATTAAGAGACTGGGAAAGACCTACTACTTTAGAAGAATTTAACAAAGATCCTATGTTTCAAAGATGTGCATGGAGAACTGGTTTTAGACAATTAAGACCAGAAGAAAAATTAGAAAATGGAGATTTATTATTTATGTCAATATTATCTAACAATTTAAATCATGTAGCTATTTTTTTAAATGGAGATGTTTTACATCATTTAACCGATAGACTATCTTGTAAGGAGCCATATTCTCAATGGTTGTTAAAATGTACAGGAGGTAGGTATCGCTATGCTTCGTAAATTAAGATTATACGGTGAACTTGCAGAATTTGTTGGTCATAAAGAATTTGAGGTGCAGGTAAATACTCTTCAAAAAGCTATAAGTTTTCTTGTTAATAATTTTCCGCAAGTAGAAAAATATATGAATACAAAACACTATCAAGTAAAAGTTGGTAATTATGAAATTGATAAAACCGAATTAAATTATCCGATAGGTCAAGAAGATATACATATTGTGCCTGTTATTGCTGGTGCTGGTGGAGTAGGAAAGACACTATTAGGTGTAGGTTTGGTAGCATTAAGTTTTGGTGTTGGTGGTGCTTTTGGGGGTGGTTTAACTTTTGGAAAAGGGTTTGCTGCTAATTTTGCTTCTGCTGGTCTTGGAGCTAAAGCTGCTTTTGGTATTGGTGGTGCTTTAGCACTGCAAGGTGTTAGTGAGATGTTATTTCCTCTACCTAAATCTAAAGAATTTATGTCGGAACAAGACCCAAAACTATCGTTTAGCTTTTCTGGAGCTCAAAATACATCAAGGGCTGGCACACCTGTACCAATGGTTTATGGAGAAATAATCACAGGATCAGTGGTTATCAGTGGTGCGATTGACACTCACCAAGTAGTAGCATGACAAACGATCCAAAGAAAATACAAGGTAGTGGTGGCCCTCCTCCTACTGCTCCAGCTACTGCTGCTGCAAGAATACAAGCTCCTGATAGCTTAGACAGTAGACAGTTTGCCACTTTTCTTGATCTTATATCTGAAGGTGAAATAGAAGGTTTTGCTACAGCATCTAAAGAAAACAGAATACACGGAACCACTGTTTATAACAGGGCTTCATTAAAGGATGTTTTTTTAAATGATACTCCTATTTTAAGACCTTCGGCTAACTCTGCTTATCCACAACCAATTGATTTTAATTTTAAGATTGAAACTGCTCAAATCGATAAAACAATAGATTCAAGACTTGGAACAGGTAATCAACCTAAAATGGATAGAATACTAAATAGTTCTTCAATTACACCAGTAGGAGTAACAGTAACTCAAGCTGCTGCTGTAACTAGACAAATAACAGATACTAATGTTGATGCTGTTAAGGTAACCATCACTATTCCTCAATTACAAGAAGCAAGAGATAATGGAGATTTGTTAGGTTCTATCGTTGAATTAGTAATCTCTGTTCAATATAATTCTTCTGGTTTTCAAAATATAATCAGAGATTTTATAAGGGGTAGAACTCCTGACGCTTTTCAAAGAGATTATCAAATAAATTTTACAGGTGCTTTTCCAATAGATATTAAAGTTACTAGAGTTAATGCTGATAGCACAACTGAGAATGTGCAAAATTCTTTTGAATGGACAAGTTTTGCTGAAATAATTGGTGACCCAAATCAATATTTAAACAGTGCATATGCTGCTCTCAGATTTGATTCAAAACATTTTAATTCAATTCCAACAAGAAAATTTAGGGTAAGAGGAATTAAAGTAAGGATTCCGGGTGCAGGTGCTAGTAATTCTGGTACTCCTACTGTTGATAGTTCAACTGGTCGAATAATTTATCCTGATGGTTATATTTTTAATGGAGTTATGGGTGCAGCAACTTGGTGTTCTTGCCCAGCAATGGTGTTAATTGATATTTTGACAGATTTTAGATATGGGCTAGGAAATCATATGTCACCTAATTACAATTCTAGTAGTCCAAGTGATGCAGATTTATATGAAAATATAGATTTATTTTCTTTTGTAACTGCTAGTAAATTTTCGAATACATTGGTATCAGATGGAGCAGCAGGGCAAGAAGCAAGATTCAGTTGCAATGTAAATATTCAATCATCTAGTGAAGCTTTTGACATAATTAATGAATTAGCTGGAGTAATGCGTTGTATGCCTATATGGTCATCAGGTACGCTATCTCTATCTCAGGACAGTCCAAAAGACCCAAGCTATTTGTTTACTTTGGCAAATGTTACTTCAGAAGGCTTTAGTTATTCTGGTAGTAGTTTAAAGACAAGACATACAGTAATTTCTGTGTCTTATTTCAATATGGATAGTAAAGAAATAAACTTTGAAACTGTAGAAGATGATGCTGCGATAGCAAAATTTGGAATAATAATTAAACAGGTTAAAGCATTTGCTTGTACGTCAAGAGGACAAGCTATTCGACTTGGTAAATCAATTCTTTTTGCTGAACAAAATGAAAGTGAAATTGTTACTTTTTCAACTTCTATAGATTCTGGAGTTGTTGTTAGACCTGGTGCTGTTATAGAAATAGCTGATCCAGTAAGGGCTGGTGTCCGTAGAGGTGGAAGAATTGCTGCTGCTTCAAGTACAGGAATAACAGCAGATGATGATGTAAATACTGATTTGACTAATACAAATAATGCTGAAATATCTGTAATCTTACCTGATGGTACGCTTGAAACAAAGCCAATACGAACTGGTAGTGGTGGAATTGTTGGAAAGTCAATAAATCTTGTAGTTGGTCAAGGGTTTAGTGCCGTTCCTAATGTAAATGCTCCCTTTGTAATATCTAACACGACAATAAAAACACAATTATTTAGAGTGATTACAGTAGAAGAATCTGACGGAATAAATTATACAATTACAGCTTTATCTTATGTAAATGAAAAATATAATTTTATTGAAGATGACAATTTTACTTTACCCGAAAGAAATATATCAATATTAAATGCTCTTAAAGAACCTCCAGGTTCTCTTAGGGCAGAAGAAAGAATAGTTGTTATTAATAGTCAAGCAGTATCTAAATTAATTATTAGCTGGCGACCTGTAATAGGTGTTACAGAGTATAGAGTTAACTATAGATTTAACGATAATAATTTTATTTCTACTAATGTATTTAGTCCTGATTTTGAAATATTTAATACAAACCCTGGAACTTATGAAATAGAAGTATTTAGTTACAATGTTACTGGTATTCCAAGTGCAACATCAGCTTCTCTTACTGCTGTAACTGTCGGTAAAACTGCTCGACCTTCAAAACCTACTGGTCTTACTGTAGAGCCTGTTTCAGAAGATTTTATAAGATTACGTTTTAATGCTTCAACCGAAGTTGATGTAATACATGGGGGTTCTGTTGCTATAAGACATACGCCAAGTATTAACCCACTCAATAATACTTTTGCTAATTCTCAAGAGATAATTCCAAAGATACCTGGAAATTCAACAGAAGCTTTGGTTCCAGCACTTTCAGGAACTTACAGCCTTAAATTTATTGATGATGGTGGTAGAAGATCATTTAATGCAACAAAAATAATTGTTACACAACCAGATTCACAGCCAAGTCAAATAATTCTTACGGAAAGAGAAGATGATGACTCACCAAAATTTCAAGGTAATAAAAATGGTACTATTTTTAGTTCAGATTCTGATGGATTAATACTAGATGGAGATCATTCATGGGATGATATAGCCGATGTAGATGCTTTACCAGAAATTGATGTTTCTGGTTCGATTGGTTCATTAGGTTTTTACGATTTTAAAAATAAAACTGATCTAGGTGCAATATTTAATCTCACTTTAAAAAGAAGATTTATAACTGCTGGTTTAACAATGGATAATTTTATTGATTCAAAACCTGACATAGATTCAATAATTAGTTTTGATGGTTTAGTGGCTGAAGATGTAAATGCTGAATTACTCGTTGCAACAACTGATATGGATTCAAGTACTACAGTTTCAGCTACGTACTCACAAAATGACGGTGCTGGTGGGGATGGCACGTTTGTAACAATTTTTGAACCAGCTCATGGTTATGCTGTTGGTGATTTTGTTGAAATAAACTTTACTGCTGATTCGCAAGGCAGAAAACCAGATAATAATTTTTATGAAATTGTAACTGTCGATTCGGTTGATGCTTTTCTTGTTATTTCTGATTTAACTCAAACAGTTACTAATGGTTCAGCTTGTACTTATGGTGCTAAATTTACACAATTCAATACTTTTGCTAATGGTGAATTTAGAGCTAGAGGTTTTGCATTTAGAGCTAAATTAACTTCAGAAAGCACCAATGAAAACATTCTTGTTAGTGAACTTGGTTATGAAGCTAGTGTTAAGAGAAGAACAGAAACTGTAAATACTGCTATAGCCTCTGGCACTTCTGCAAAAACAGTTACGTTCCAATCACCATTTTTTACAGGAACTGGATCGTTGGGAGGATCGGCTACTGCATTTTTACCATCAATAGGAATTACACTTGAAGGTGTTGTTGCAGGTGATTATTTTAAAATTACATCTATTACAGGAACACAATTTGTTATTGAAGTAAGAGATGTTAATAATAATTTTAAAAATCTTAACTTCAAATACATTGCAATGGGATTTGGTAAAGGAAGTTAAATATGTTTATATTAAAGTTATTAGTTATTATATAATTATTAAAAAGGAGTGAATTAATGTCTACGCATGATATGGACCTGCTTAATGCGTCAGGTTCTGCTTTTCGTCAAGACTTAAATCTTGCATTAAAAGCACTGGCAAGTAATAGTTCAAATGCAGGTGATCCTACTACTTTATACGACAATCAATTCTATGCGGATACTGGAGATGCAATATTTAAAATAAGAAATGCAGCAAATAGTGGTTTTATAGATCTTTTTAAACTTGATAGTAATGCAAACACTTACTTACTTTATGATGGAGCCGTTGCTACTCCATCACTATGTTTTCGAGATGACCTTAATACAGGAATTTTTTCAAGAGTAGATGATGAATTTAATATTTCTACAGGTGGGACTGAAAGATTAAGAATTACAGGTGATGGATTTACAAAAGCTACAAATACTGGTGTCGTTCATGCTACTACTAACTTTCACGAATCATTTACAACTAATAACAGTCAACACACTCATGTATT